AAGGATACTCCCTATAGAGTTGTTTGCTCCTACAAACCTTGAAGCAAAGCTACAGCACACGCTGGGCGTAATACGTTATGACCCATTGCATACTTTGATACTACTAATGTACCCTGTCTATTGATTTGGTATTCTGATTCAACAGACATATCCATTAGTTTAACAGTAGCAACTGCATCTTTAGTCATTACCAACGCACGTACACGCATTGCAACATCAGAAAGATACGCAGTTTTACGAGCTACAGCACTTGATCCAGTAGAACCAGTATTTGTCACATGAGTAGACCATGCGGCATGATTGGTATTACCAACGTCATACTGTGTAGTTCTTCCAGAACCAGCAGCAGCCGCTAGAGGTTGATGATCACCCCAAGCTGGATTGATACTAGTTTCATGAACTGCAACTGCACCAGCAGAATGAGTCCACAAATCAGAAGTCCACGCAGTTCCTGCTGTATTAGAGTAAGAACCCATGTGATTAGTTACATACACAGGCATACCTAAGATTGTAGGTACGTCACCAGATGCAACACTTCCAGATCCACCAATGTCACGATTAAAGATAGCCAAGTCATTCAAGTTACTTGAACCTGAAATCTTGAACATATCATAATACATGTCATTAGACATAACCACGAATGGTTCGCCCGGAACATTAGCATTTGTAAGGATACGTTTTGCATCCATAATTGCTTGAGCAATCTTCTTAGGATCACGAATACTAGAGGCAATCGTACCTGTAGTGGTTTCATCACCACCAACAACTACGTTACCTGAGAAGTCTTCGTCATCAAATGCTGAATAGTCTTGAATTGATGGTGCTCCTGTTGCAAGAGCCGCCATAGCAGCAGTCTCACAGAGAGCCGCTTTAATACCAAGCCTTATTATATTTTGGTCAGCAACTTTACTTAGTCCAAAACCTGCTTCTTGAGTATAGATTGAACGTATATCGTAGTGTGACATAGCTTCGTCAATGTTCGGAATAAACTGAGCATTAACCAAGAGATCATCTACGGATACAATTCGTTCACCTTGCTTAGAAGCTGTTGGAACTATCTCTGCTCCCGGTGTGTGATAAGCCGCATCACGGTACTTACCTGTCATCGGAAACTGTGCTGACTTCCCTTTAGAGATCGTGCGGACACGATGTAAGGGCATCATTATATTCTTCGACTGGAAAGCCTGTAACACTTCTCCTGCGTACAGCTTTAAATATAACGCCCGTGCGTCTGCACCAGCATTATTTATACCAGACCGATGAATAGCTGAATAATCAGTAGCCATTTTGTTTTCCTTAGATTAAGGGTTATTTGGTTTAATAGTTAAATAACTCAGAAATCTTGGTCTCACAAAGGTCGGCACAGAGTTCTCCCACGCATGGGGCAAAGTCTTACTGTTTGTTATCCTTGATTCTTTGTTAAAGCACGTTAGAATTTTGCAAACGTGCGGCAACCTTGCTTCGGAAAGCAGGGTCTTCTGCATACCTCGGATCACTCATATCCGAAGTAAGTTGAGCTAGTGACTCATAACGAGGTTGAGTTGACACGTTAATATCACCAGACATTAAAGAAGGCATCACTCCTTCTGATTGTTGATAACGAGCATACAATCCATTAACCGCAAATTGAGAGGCTTCATCCAGATTACTTATCTGTTTATTGAATGCCTCTGCTTCATATGGTTCTAGATTATTATCTGCCCATTGTAGCATTAAGTTATAATTATTTTCTCCCCCAGTTATATTGTATATATCATTCATGCTTTGTTCTGCTCTTGCTTCTTGACCATCAATCCATGTGTCAACAACTTGCTTTGCTACTCCTGCTTCTTCAAGAGCTTTGTATGCATCTTCAGATAGTGCTCCAGTTTCATTGTACTCATCTTGAAACACACTGAAATCCAATCCTCTCTCATCCAGCATTTTATGAACTTGAGATGAACTAGTATCTTGTATCTCAGGAGCATCCTCAGTTTCAAATCTCTCCTGTTCTTCCTGCTGTGCTCTCTCTTCTGAACCAGCGTGAAACTGTTGTTCTAAACTTTTGTATGCTTGTGCAAGTTCTTCTGGAGAACCAAATTTCTCAGGTAGCCACTCTGGTCTATCCTGATCTTGAGCTTCTGGTGGATCATCTGAAAATCCTCCATCACTTACTTGTATTGGTTCTTCTGCACTAGCTATTGCATTGTATATTTGTTCTGGAGTTCCTGCTTGATTAACTCCTTCTCCTTCATATGTACTTACTGATTCTGCCATGTTTCCTTTAGTGTGTGGTTAAGCCTGTCCACCCATTTGTTGAGCCATAGCTTGCTGGATGATCTCTGCCATCTCAGGATTATCTTTCATCCCATCTGCCATACCTTTAGTAATATTTGGTATAGCACCTCTGACAACATCGCCCTGCATTTGTGCTTGTTGGGCTTCTTTCATCTCAGCCGCTTGAGCTTCTTGGGCTTGGGCTTGTTCCTGTTGAAGTTGTTCATCTGTTTTAATTAGTCCTCCTGTATCTATACCAAGAGAAGCACCAAGTCGATCCATATAATCATCGACATTGAGTTTCTGAGCTATTACCTCTGCTCCTAATGGAGCTAAGTATTCTAGAAATTGTGCTAACTTAGTTAGATCTTGTCCTCTACCTAGAGCTTCTAATCCAGTTACAACTTGAGGCTTAACTTTTCCTTTCGGGAAGTCAGGCATCTTCTTGTCTTTGATTAGCTTCTGAAGGATGAGGTTAATTAGGGGGAGTTGAAATTCTTGAGAGAGAACAGAGTAGACACCACCTAGAGCACTCTCTAGCTCTTGTGCCATGAAGCGTACTTCTTCTGCTGTTACTCTTTCAGCATTTCTTTGAACTGAGGAATTAAGAAGGAAAGCCGCAGATAACCTATCTCGGATTGATGTCATTGCATCCAACGCTACCCTGAAGTCATTAAACTTATCAAGTTGTAGTGTTGAGACATCATTTGAGTCACCTTGTACTATTGCTCCGTTAGGAGCTTCTGCTATTGTTTTCATCCTTGTAGTACCATTAGGTCTAACCAAGAATAGGACTTTAGCCGCAGCCGCAGATCCTTCTACAACAGCCTGTGTCAAGGCTTCAAGGGAACGAAGGTCTCCTAAGTATTCCTCAACGAGACCTCTTCCGTATGATTCACCATCTACCCTACTAAATCGCAGGGCAATGAATGGATTCTTGTCTATCTTATATTTTCCATATGATTCAGGAATAGGAGTTGTTCCTATCTCTTGATGTACATGCCAATATTTCTCTTTATTACAAACATATGTGTATAGCTCATAGGGCTTATCAGGAGTTTCAGGGGTTAACTCCTCTGGTGAGGGAAGCCCTAGAGCTAGTCTTGCTTCTGGGGATATAGTTTTTGCACTAAGGGTTTCTTTTGTAATAAGATATAATAAGTTCCCCATTGGATCACGTTTAGCAACATACCTATCCAAATGGAATACTCGCATACCTCCTTTTTCTGGAAGGTATAACAGGCAGTTACCTATGGCAATCAAATGTTTTAATGCTTCAAATACTGGAACTCTGTAGGCACTAGTCTCTATCTCATTCATCGCAGATCTTTCGATCCTAGAGAACCCTTCTTCTACTGTACCACGTTGTTCTGGATCTCCCATTAACTCTGCTAAATCAAAGTCATCAATAGTTAATCTAAAGAAAGGAGAATTAGGAGGTAGTAAGGTAAGTAGAAGTTTACTGGCTAAGTGGTTTACACCTCTTGAACCTATGCTTTGGAAAGGAGTATTAAATACTGTAGAGAAGTTTGATCCTGAGTCTGGTAGAAGAGAAGGTATCGTTAGTTTAGCACACTCTCTTCCTCTAGTGAGGTATGTTTCACGTTCCCCAAAGGATCGCTCATACAAACTAGCGAGTTGACCTATGGGTAACTCCTCTACTTTGTTTTTCATGCAACTCGTACCTTGAATTTAGCTTTACTTTGATTAAGTCTCTTTTTCTTACCTGTATCAAATTGTTTTCCTTTATCTCCTATTTTACTATCTTCTTTTACACCAGTATCAGAACCCATAGCTACTGCACTAGCTCCTGTTCCCCCACCACCAGTAGCTTCTTTTGGCCCTGCACCTCTACCTTTGTCCCAAGCCGCTTTTACACCAGTAGCTCCTTTATGGGCGAGTTCCCTTACATTTGAAGTTCCTAAATGTAATCCTGTTTTAGCATCAGTTGCTACACCATGAGCAGTTTCTCGTGCTTTACTTGTTGCTGTAGATACATTCTTCTTTAACTGAGCAGCCCCACCAGCCGCTTGTGTTTGCAACCTCTTAACGATAGCAGGTTTCTTTATACTTACCTTTGTGGGTAACTTTATCTTTATCTTTGGTTTTACATTTATCTTTACCTTTGGTGTTACTCTACGAACTGTTCTAGTAACAGCCCTTCTAAAGCTCCTAAATCCCATGTTATTCTCCTTTTGTTATTATGCATAAAATTGGCGTTTACTACCTCCAGTACCGCCTTTAGATTCTTTTTGACCCTTCTTATCTGTCTTACTGGACTTTTCAGATGAGGACTTACTATAGTTTGCAGACTGAGTATCACTAGCTTCAGGACTGTCACCGCCTTGTGCTCTACCGGGCATTGACCTCGTGTTCCTCTCTACGAAATCTCCAACTCCTTCCATCCCCATCTCAAATGAGGCCATAGCATCCCCTGTTACTGCTCCTGCATTAGCTTGAGCCGCCCTAGTTTGCTCATCTA